CTAGATATTCTGTAGTTTTATTTACCCCTATAACTTTAAAGTTGCAGTTTTTTAATTTCATATTCTAGGTGTTTCTTTTTTATTATTAGTTTTTCTGAGTAACCTTTTTTTATTTTTTTGATTTCAAAAGCTTTACACCATCTTTTAATAAACTTGATCATTGATGCTTTTTTATGCCTTCTTCTTACCTTTGCATTTATTTTGTCATATCCAGATAACTCCATAGCTTTTAAGCAACATATATAAAATCCCCATCTTAATTCTTTTAGCTTTTTTACTGAAGAAAAAGCTTGGGCTGGGAAAACAAAAGAAAGATCTATCGTTTTCGATTGTTCTTTTTTATCAAAAAAACAATAAATAACAGGTTTGTTTCTATCGTTTATCGAAAATATAGCTATATCTGACGAATGAAGTTCTGCAAGGTAAGACTTTGCTTGTATTGTTTTTGATTCTAAAGAGCCGTATTCAACCTCTTCAATAGGCAAAGAAGATATACAGAAATCAACAAATCTTTTTTTAAAAAAGATATTATTAAAATCTATTTCTTTTATCTTCATTTCTTCCCAGCAAAGTAAAGCATTTTAGAATCAATGGTCTCTCCAGATTCATTTAAGGTATCTTCATATACATAACCTCTTTCAGATGTAGCACAGTCCAAAGCCCACTGGTAACAGTCCTTCAGTTTAGCTGAATAACTTTGCCTATATCTTTTTTTGTTGTCAAAAACCCTATAAATTTTATTAGTTACCATATTATTTTGTGTTTGTATAAAGGTATATTAAGAAAATGCATTAAAACTTCAACTTTTATTTTATATTAATAATCACTTTAAAAACGTACAAATTTTTATATTATCAATATAATAAGTGTAAAATAAAATATGGACAAAGGAAGCATGAAGGTTGCTAGAGAATTGTTGAGCTTAGAGCCAACAGCTATAGTAGAACTATACACAATATACCCAAACTTCAAAAAAAGAAGCGATGTGGTTTTTAATGTTCATAATGGTTCATTATTTGGAGGAGATATAGTATGGCAAGGTGTCAATTATAGCCCTCTACCAATGGAAATAGAAGGTTTCGAGGTGGAGGCAAACGGCAGATTAAGCAGACCGAAACTTAGAATATCAAATAAAGATCTTTATTTGTCTGATTTGCTTTCTAAATGGGATGATTTTATTAATGGAAAGGTTTACAGAAAAAGAACATTTTTAAAATTCATAGACGATGAAAACTTTGATGGAGGGAATCCTTTTGGAGAAGCCGACCCAACAGCAGAATTGACAAATCAAGTTTTTCTTGTTTCTCAAAAAACACAAGAGAACAGGGCTTATATAGAATTAGAACTTACAACACCCCTTGATTTAGACAACAGCCAAATAAATAGCAGAAGGATTATGGCTAAATTTTGCTATTGGAAATATAGAGGCAATGGTTGTGGATATGAGGGTCCACCGCTACAAAAAGGAGATGGATTACCTTTTTATAATTTTACTGGTAGTATCCAAGACCCAAGAGGTATACCAGATTTTAAATACGGAAACCCAGATGATTTGTATGACGAAAATAAAGTTTATGGAATAAATGAACTTTCATACGTAGAAAATCCAAATGTAATGGTAAGTGATCCTGAAGGATTTAAAGATCCAGAGCCAGCATTAACTTATTATGTAGCTTCTTCTGGTGATTTGAGTGGATATCATCCAGAAAAACACCCAGAATACTGGAATGCTGACGGATGCAATAAACAGCTGTCTTCTTGCAAATTAAGATTTGGGGATGAAAGAATACCATTTGGAGGATTCCCTGGGACTCAAGGTTATCAATTTAGGGCTGGTAGTTAATAAAAATAATGAAAAACAACAAAAAAGAAATTTTTGAGTCTCAAGATTTAGAAAAGTGCCTAGATAAAATAAAGGATTGGTCTACAAAAAGAAAAGCTGTAGAAATCTGCGGTTTTTTAGGTTTTAAAAATGATAAATATATATTGTGGCATTGTCAAAATATAGCAGAAGACCCTACTAAATACTTCGCAATAGACCCTTTAGATTTTCTAGTTTTTAAGGAAGAAAATAAAATACTTTGCGTTTTTCATAGTCATATATTTGGCAATGAAAACCCATCTGAATTTGATGTTACTATGTCTGAAAACTGTTGCGTTCCATTTATGATTTATTCATTGAATACAAAAAAATTCAAAATATTCAAACCAAAGACTAACGAAGCAGACGGTTTTATATTATCTAAAGTAGAGAAAGCTATATGACTAAAGTTGTTATACATGGAAATCTTGCTAATGTTTTTGGAAGGGATTTTAAATGCAAAGTGTCTTCTATAAAAGAGGTATTTAATTTTCTTGAAGCAAATAGACCTGGTTTTTATGCAAAACTACAAAAACTGTCAAAACAGGGAATGCATTATGCTATCATAGCAGACGGAGAAAAACTCTCTAAGTTAAATCAGATAGAGAATATAAAAAAAATAAAAAGAATAGATATTGTTCCTGCTGTAGTTGGAAGCGGACCAATAGCAGTTGGAATAGGAGCAACAATTGCAACCATAGGTTTATCTACAGCTTTAGCAGCTGGCACAATAAGTATGACTACATTTATTATAGCTTCTGTAGTAGTTGCTGTTGTCAGCATGGCATTACAAATGATGCTTGCTCCCAAACCCCCAACGCCTCCAGCAATAGAAAGCACAACTAGAGCTTTGGAGCAATCGTTCACTTTTGCGAATAAAGATAATGTAGCCGCTCAAGGGTCTCAAATACCATTCGGATATGGAAGACTTCTTTGTCCAACTTTTGTAATTGAATCTTCAACGAAAAATTACCCGCAAAACATCAGAGCTAACCAAATATTTTCAAACGAAATTAAAGACAACTACCTAGGTGGCAACGTCGATAGAGAAAAATCAAGTATTGTTTTCCCAACAGAAAAGCCTGACAATGTAGAAGTTTGGGGGCAAGATTCCAGTTTTGATTTTGAACATGAATCATTTTGGGACCCTCTTCAATGTATAGGCGCTCGGAGTTTGCAAATCGAAGGAATAGGAACTCATCTTGTTGAGTTTCACGACGATCCTAATCATAGATTAAAGGTTTATCGATGGAACCAATCGTCTACTCTTAATTACACAAACTACTTTCAACAATCGCTTGGGGCGGGATTCTGGTCGGGAGTGTTTTACATGAATGGAGACGGAGGGATTCAACAACGTGTTCTAACTCCCAACGGAATGAACTCTGGATTCTATCAGTATAATACAATTAGTTTCGAAAATAACACCCCAGAAGTCCAAAGAGACAATCCTCATTGTCAACCTCCTTATGTATCTCCACAATGGGGCAAGAGCGTAAGTTTCGACGTCAAAAACTCCATACGAATAGTTGTGACAGATTATGATCAAAAACCAGGTTACAATCCTTCAACAGACCCAAGTCCTCCTGGAATCATACGTGCAGAATTTTCTATTAATTTCACAACTACAAGAACAGTTATATTTGGCAAAACGGGAGAAATTCCACAAAACCTGGACAGAACAAAGATTTTTTATTGGCAGGTTTCAAACTCTGGTAAACCGTCTTCTTATCCAAACTATGGGCCTGGCCCATTAACAAGATTTGGAGCAACAAACGGGCAAAGTCCTTCAATAGATAACGGTAAGCTTATAATCTAATGACAAAAATATTTCTACACGGAATTCTTGGAGTGAAGTTTAAAAAAACTTTTGTTGCTAAAATAGATAAAATTGAAGATGTCTTTGGTTTTTTAAAAGCCAACAATCCAAAGTTTGAAAAAGAAATTTGCGACATGCATTTAAATGGCGTTAATTACTGCTTGATAGTAGATGGAAAAAAAATAAAAACAAAGGAAGAACTTAGTTTAAAGAAAAGACCCAAAGAAGTTCACCTGGTCCCTATCTTAGTCGGCCATGGACCATATTCAGCTATAGCTGTTATTGTTGCAAAAGTTATCTTCGCCGTAGTTGCTTTGTATCTTATTGTAATTTTGCTAACCTCTAAACCACCAAAACCGCCAAGCCTGGAACAATCGACAAGAGCTTTAGAAGAGTCTTACGGCATTAACAATAAACCCAATATAACAGCACAAGGAACACAGGTTCCAGTAGGTTATGGAAGATTACTTATTGGAACTCACGTTATAGAATATACTGAAAAAAACTACCCACAAAACGTCAGGGCTAACCAAATATTTTCGAATGGAATTAAAGACGGCTACTTAGTTAGTAGCGAACCTAATATTAATACAATACTATGGCCAACAGAAACCCCTCCAGAGTACGACGGCTGGGGCGACAATCAGGTTCTAGAATACGAGGGCGAGACATATCACGACCCAGACAGAAATCATGGAGGCACAGGACCATTAATATTTCGATGTTGGGAAGGTATTTCTTTTCTTACATTCGGTTACTACTCAATTACAACCCATGTCCCAGAAGGCGGGCTAAACAAGCAAAGATTTGCTCTTTGGAGTATGCCTATTGATAATTACAACACGGAAAGGACTTCAAGACCTGAAATCTGCACTTCAGGAAGTTCAAGTATTAATGGTGTCCAAAGATGGTATTTCGGCAGTCTCACACAAATGACCGACAGTAATACTAATGAATTCTACCTAACCAAATACCCGACAAGCAGGCCAGATCCAGAAACAGGAGATCATATACTAGGTCGTTTTACTATAACGATCTCTAATGTTATCAAGATTACATACTTTGATAATGGATATGAACTCAGCGGGAACTGCTCAACTGTCTATTACCCTCCGTGCAACAGGGGTGTATATCTAAATTACCTTACCGTTCCAGAAACAGACAACAACGGTCGATGCCAAATACTCACTACTAAGATTCCTAATATTAATTGTGGAATAGATGAAGCTTTTAAATTTAGGGCAGGAGGCTCGCTAATTCAAGGGGCTGAAATTCCTTACGGTGAAGTACCACAAGGTTAACAGCAAAATTTAAAGAATACAGTATGACAGAAGTAGTATTACATGGAAACTTAGGTGTTAAGTTCGGTAAAAATTTTAAATGTAAAATTTCTTCTGTAAGAGAGGTGTTTGATTTTATAGATGCAAATAGACCTGGATTTTCTGAATGTCTTAAAAAACTATCTCAGCAAGGCATGCATTATGCCCTTATATTAGATGGTAAAAAGCTTTCTGACATGAAAGAAATAAATAATAAAAAGAATATAAAAAAAATAGACATTGTTCCAGCTGTCTTAGGAAAAGGACCAATAGCAGTTGGGATAGGGTCGACAATTGCAACCATAGCCTTATCATCTGCGTTGGCAGCGGGAACTATAAGTCTTACTACTTTTATAGTAGCATCTGTTGTTATAGCTGTCGTGAGTATGGCTTTACAAATGATGCTTGCTCCCAAACCTCCAGAAGCACCGTCAATAGAAGCTACAACTAGAGCTTTACAGCAGTCATTTTACTTTGCAAATAAAGCAAACATAGCAGAACAAGGAAATACTATTCCAGTTGGTTATGGCAGGTTATTAGTTAGCAGTTATGTGATTGAAGCTTGTAACAAAAACTTCCCGCAAAACACCAGAGCTAACCAAATATTTTCAAACGGAATTAAAGACAACTACTTAGGTGGTAACGACAAAATAAATATAGATATTTTATTCCCAGATGAAGAGCCTCCTCCAGATTATCGTGGATGGGGCAGTTCGGTGAGTTTAAGTGGAAACTCTGATTTATATTTTGACCCAGACAGAAATCATGGAGGCACAGGACCAGTAATATTTCAATGTTGGCAATCTCCTTTTAAGAGTGGAACGTCAAGTTTCGCCTATAGCGTTTCACATCCATATGGTTTTAGGGGTCTTATCTGGGCTCTGTTCAATAGAGGATCGTCACCAAGACTTAGTTACGCTAAAATAAACCAGTATGGAGGCAGCCCAACCTCTAATTGGGGAGCAAAAGGAATGGCCCAGGTACCCTCTGACGGTGTTCCGTTTGAAGGGGTATCAGAAGCAGTTATGCAGGACATTGCTGGTAATGTTCAATGGGGCAATCCATGGGGAGACAGCCAAATACAACAAGGCCTTGTCGATGTCGCTCAATATAACGACGGTGGGTATCAAGACTACGGGAAAGAAATAAAAATAGCTAATGGATCTTATTCGTACCAACTTTATCTTGTTAATTACTTTAACACTTCTTTCAACCCTATAACGAAAGAAGGTGTTATTGCAGAGTCTGTTATAAACGTGAGTCACAATGTAAACGTTATAATGTTCGACAATGGATGGCTTCCTAGGTCCGAACCACCCCCAAATGAATGTTCGACTGTTTACTACCCTCCATGTAACAGAATACAGGTTTACGCAAACCAAGGCAATGGAGGCAACGAATGCACGGTCGGATCTGGAAATATAAAATCTGGACCAATATTTAGAATGGGCGTCATAAATGCAGGAGGTTTAGGAGCTCAAGGAGGAGAAAAGTCAACTTATTAAAAATAAATTTAAAAAATGAAACATTATGAATTAAAAACAGAAGTAGCTGGAGCAGGAGGAAGAAAAGGCAAAAAGCCAAAACCAGCAACACTAAAGCCGCCTAAACTTGGCGACTATAAAGTGGCTTCATCTTATACTTATGCAGAAATTTTAGATTTGGTCTCTGATGGCCCTATAGAAGGTCTTGTTAATAAAAATGGTTATACACTTCCATATAACGCTTTGCTTCAAGGCGTTTATCTTAATAATGTTCCAGTAGAAGAGACAAACGAAAATTTCTTAACAGAAGCAGGAATAAAAACACCACTTTTGGACCAGTCAAAATTCTCTAGCGGGATTAAAGAAATGTTTGACGATATTCAATTTTCGACAAGGGATGAGATAGAAGATAAAGGTTTACTTTACCCAGATACAGATAATTTTGCTGACGCTAAAGAAGTATATTACTCTTTCAATACTGGGCTTTATAAGGGCAATCAATTTATAAATAAAGTAGAAGATTTAAGTTCTTTAATAAATTTCCCAGCAGACATAAGAAATCCAGAAAAATACCCAGTTGTTACATATGGAGATACTTACGTTTCTGGAAAATCCGATAACACTCCAATTAGAGGCTCTTTTTTCTCAGACAATAAGTATGAAGCTAATTTTTCAATGGGAATAAAACATATAAATGATGTTTTCCAAGAAGGAACGAACGCAAAAAAGGGTTTGGATGAATTCTTAGAATCAGTTTATTCAGACAATTTATATATCGGGGAGTACGCAAAAGGAAAACTAAGGTCTTTCGGTTATACAGAAGAAGATATAGACAATGGAGTAGGAGAACAAAACATAAAAAACCTTTTTGCCAATATATTTTCAAAGCAAATACCAGATTGGTATTTAAATAGCAATGACTTTATAACCCCTTATGTTTGTATTACTGTAGATGGGGTAATGGAAGGTTATGAATTTTATAATCATGTAAACTATTTTCTAGAAAAAGATGAAAGTGGTTCTGTTACATCAAAATTAAATTATTATGCTGATTTTGATCTTGATTCAGAATCTAGGTCTGAAGGTCTAAACTTGTCTAGTAATACTCTATCAATGTTTATTCCGAATTTAGCCGAAAACGGAACTTGGGATGGAAAAGTTCAAGGTTTTTATTTCTTTCTATTAGATGCTGAGTCTGTTGTTTACGAAAATATAGAAAAAGTTTCTGGTCCTTCTGATTTTGACGCTTTGACTATGGGGATAGATCAGTCTGAACTTTCGTTTTTGAGGAGTTTAAAAGGATTTATACTTTCAGACAACAACCCATTGAACAATGAAAAAGCTCCTAAAAAAATAATACCATACTACGAACTATACTCTTTTGAGAGAAAGCTTGTAGATACTGGAGGATGTGTATTCACAACCGAACTTAACAGGGTATCTTTAGATAAAGGATATTCAGACCAAGATTCCATAGAGTCTATATCTGAAGATAAATATCAAAGCGATGTTATAAGAAAAGGCGTTCAAGTTAAGTGGAGTTTTAAATATCAAACTTATCGAGAACGCTTTATGGAAATACCTATAGATATTTGGTGTAAAAAAGTTTCTGGCATCACTACAGATATACATTATAAAGCAAGGGTATTTTTAGATGGAGAATTAGTCTTAACAGAAGAAAAGACAAATTGGAACACTAATGGAACCGATAACCCAGAGCTTTCTGTTAGGATTCCTCCTTCTCAGTTTTTGCAAACAATAACTCTCGATATTGTTGCCTACTCGAGTTTAGAAACCCCAACTTCTTGCCCTTTTTCATTACCTGTAATACCTGAAGTTAGAGCTAGAGTATTTAGACCTGATATATTTCGTGAGCTTGAAGATGATATTGAAGCTCAAGATGTTGGTGCGGTAAAATATAACTGGTCAAATGTTTTGGCTGAGTTTAGGCCAGGTTCAAGAAACCAAGCGCCATTAACATATTTTAAAGATGTTAATGTCGATTATAATTATCAATACACGCTTCTTGGTCCTTTTAACCCAGATAAAAATGACGGGACGACTGTGCAAAGGATAGTGCAAGGAGACGGAAAACTTAAAAAGCCCGACAAGTATCCAATATTAAATATGGCATCAACATTCGTACCTACAATGGACGAAGAATACCTAAGTGCGATACAAGAAGGAAGCTCTGACAAAAGATGGACTGGAGCTTATAAAACAATTAGTTCTTCTGGCGGTGGTTTAAAAATACGAATAAAGAATCCTGATGACTTCGCTGGTTGGGATGTTAACGGACAAGATTATTCTGAAGAAGCACAACCTTTAACGCACATTATAGAAAACCCAAATGTAACATCTGTATGGTTTACTTTAAATATAGATGCTTTAAAAGATACTGTACATAGATCGATAGGAGACCCAGCTGAACCAGATGTAGATGCTGGATCATCTTTACCAGCAAACGTAAATATAAGAGTAGAGACAGGATTAATAGACTACAACGGAAAAACAACTACGACTTATAGTAAACTATTTCAGATAACAGCGCTAGTAGAATCTCCTTCTTTGTTGGATATTGGAAATTCAGACAACCAAGGATTACAATCTTATTTCGACTATATAAATGTGTATAATGATATTAATGAAGTCGATCAAAATAATAACCCTATCGATAGAGGAGGGATGTTTTCCCCTTTCTTGTTGGACGATCCTAAATCTCAAACTGGAGATCCAGATTTAAATACCAAAAACCAAGAACATACATCTACAAAAAGATTTATAAGAGTCACTAAATTGACAACAGAAACCAGCTCTACCTTAATTTTCAAAGAGGTAGGTGTTGTAAAATTTTCAGAAATCATACCAGGGCAATGTCAATATCCGTATTCAGCTTACTGTGGCATCAAAATCGATTCTCGAGTTTTTGCAGACATACCATCAAGATCATACGAAGCTAAATTAAAAAAGGTAAAAATACCATCTAATTACTTCCCTACTTTTAGAAATGGAAAAGACAAAAGGTATTATGACAAAGCTAATTCTTACTCTGTGGCAAGTGGTGAGGATAGACATATATACAAAGGAGACTGGGACGGCACATTTAAATTTGCATGGACAGACAATCCTGCTTGGATACTGTACGATGTAATACTTAATGATCGTTATGGACTAGGTGGATTTGTAGAAGCGTCATCTGTAAACAAATGGGATTTATATAAAATAGGAAGATTTTGTGATGCTGTAGACGAACAAGGTTATTTTGTTGGTTTAGATGACGGAAGAGGAGGTTTAGAACCTAGATTTTCTTGTAATATAATGTTCTCTGAAGAAACTAAAGTATTTGATGCTATAAACACAATAGCTACTATATTTAGAGGTGTTGTCTATTATAATAATTCTACTATAGAATTCTCTGATGATAGACCAAAAGAACCTATAGCTCTTTTTACTAACTCTAATGTAAAAGAAGGAATTTTCACTTACTCTAATTACCAAAGAGACGAGCAAATAAATACAATAGAAGTTGTTTATATTGATAGGTACGATGGATATAAAACTAAACTAGAATTAGTAGAAAACCAAGCAGATATAGCAGAAAGAGGGATATTTAAAAAATCAATTAATGCATTCGGAATTACTTCAAAAGCTATGGCCAGAAGGGCTGGAGATCATTTTCTTTACCAAACCACAAAAGAAAACCAATCAGTGGCTTTTAACTGCGGTTTAGAAACTCTATTATGCAAACCTGGTGATTTAATAGTTGTTGATGATGAACTGAAATCATTTAAATCAAATTTTGGAAAAGTGTTAGATGTCAATAACAATGAAAAATCAGTAAGAATATCGCAAAGCTTTCTACCAAATGATTACGATGCGCAAATTACTCTTTATAAACCATCTAAATTAAACGATGTTGATTCAATAGATGATAGTATATCTTTTTATAGATCTAGATTAGATACCTTTACTATACTAGGAAATAACACTGATTTATTGGCAGGTAGCGGATGGAACAACATGATTGGAGAGTGGCAATTTAGCGGCTACACAAGTGGATACCAAGAAGTAAAAGACGCTGTAGGAAATTATATATCCCCTCTTCAAGAAGAGTATGCATTATATAAAAATATAGAACCTACTTCTTCTGGTTATTCTCCTACTCTCTGGTTTAATACAGAAGCTCAAGGTTGGGTGTTTTCTACTGGAAATTATTCAAATTCAGGAGCTTTAGAAAATAATAATTTATTTATATTAGAACCTAATTTATTCAGCTTTTTGGACCTTCAGTTGTTCGATCCAAACGACTTGACAAAAACCCGTATTAAAAAATACGAGCCGATTAATCAAGATAAAAGAGGAGCTACTATAGGAAACTTTACTGGTGACTTTATTTATAATGACCCAAGCGTCGATCTTGTTTATTACAACGGTAATCAATCTACAGAATCCACAATAGGAAGCAGCGTCCAAATATTTTCCGTACCTATAACTGGATGGGGATCATCTGAGTATGGGGACGATGTCTTTGTAGATAAAGACGATATAAACTCATCTTTACTTGAATTCGTTCCTATTGGAACAACTTATAGATTTACTATTAAAGACGAAAAAGATAGTATATATAAAGTAACCTCTATAAAAGAAGAAGGAAGAAGTGAGTTTTCAATTATAGCGACAAAATTTGATACTGGCAAGTACGACCTTATAGATAAGGGGGGTGCTTTCTAAAAAGCTATTTACCATTCATGGTTTCTTCAAGAGCAAGCAAGAAATTGTTTTTAAGATTTCTGGGAACTTTCTTGTATTGCTCTTTAGCTCTTCTATAAACCCTTCTGCTGATAGCGTCATTTGGGTTTATGATTTTCCTTAATTTTTTAGCAATTTTTTTATTCATAATTTAGCAACGTATGTAGTTGAATCTTTCAAGAAACCCAGCTTTTTATAGAAGTTTTCTATTTTTTCTGAATTTGGATTGTCTTCTAAAACAGAAAGTGTTATGATTTTAAAACCACTTTCCCTAGCGAACTTTATAGCTTCTTTAAATAATTTAAATCCAATTTTGGGATTTTTTGAAACCCAAACATATTCAGAAAACATATCAACACCAAACTTTACGTTTTTATCGTTAAAAAAAGCAATGCAAGCGTCGTATTTCTCACCTGTTTTATTAGCCCAAATAAAAAGATCCCAAGCTAACAATTGTTTATTCGAATAGTTCAGTTTAATACTCTCTGTATCATGAGACATTCCTAAAGCGTGAGCTTCGTAAGAATCTTCTTTAGGTATAATGTCTCGAAGATCATCAACCATTAGGCAAAACTCATCTGGATTTGTAATTCTTTTTATCATTTAGAAATAATACCTATGAGTTTTCTTGCTTCTTTTGCAGGTATGTTATCAAAATCTTTCCAGTTCTTAACGTCTTCATTGATATACTTCTCAGACTTCCATAAGTCTCTTAGAAGCTCCTTGAAACCATCAAACGATTCCACACTATGCTTTTCTCTTAAGGTCTTCTCAAGCAATCCAGAGGGAGTTATAGGGGCGAAGTTTTCGCCAGACGATTTAGATGAGGTCTTTGTGTTTTCAGACTTATCAATTTCATCAGCACCTACAATATTAATGTTTAAAAAGTTTCGTACACAACGAACAAAAGCTCTATTACACGCAATGGTTTCTAGGAATTTTTCGCAAAAGGCGTCTGTGTTTTCTAAAGATGCGTTGGCATAATCTTCGTAAGAAACGATTTTGTTGGAAGATTCATAATTGCCAATCCATTCAATATCACAACGAGCCGTAACATAACCATCTTCTACGTTTCTCGCATCATAAGCAACAGCATGAAAACCTCTAAGTTTAGCCAAATCTTTAATTCCTCCAAGCATAATCAGTAGTTGATTGTCTCTGAGTCCTTCTGTAGATGTAGGGGTTTGTTGTCCACGCATTTCAAACCAACCCTTATTTGGATAAAGAAATTCTGGTTTAATCATAGCCCTCCAATTAACAGAGCCATCTTCGTTAAAAATATAATCAACGCATTCAAGAAGGCCATGTCCATCTCTCTTGTAAAGATCTGGGCCATATAATTTTTTAGCCGCTTGTTTCTTGGCTGTTTGTTTTTTTACAGCTTTTTTTGCAGATTTTTTAACTGCTTTATTTTTGTCCTCTTTTTTGTTCATAAATATAAAAGTAATCTAGTTCTTCCCAGTAATCAGGATTATCGACTATATTATCTTCAGAGTCAAGATTTTTTTTCCAGTGATATGTAGAATTATATACTTTACCTCCTTCAACTACGTATTTAAAAGAAAAGAAGTAGTCTTCTGCTCCAACAAATTCAGGTTTTTTTGTTGGAGGGTCGTAACATTCTACGACCTCGTCAAAATATTCGAATCTTATATCATCTAAAATTTCTTTGTTTTTAACCAAAAAAGAAAAGTTTATACCTAAAGATTTAAGTATGGAAAAATATTTACTTGGTATAGTGTCAGGTTTTTCTGTTGTTATCACTTTAATATCTTTTATGTTTTCAGCAAAACGTTTTATAGAGTCTATCTGCAAGAAAGAGTCCTTGAGTATTATAGAACATTTATGATTACTTAGATACTTATAGAAATCATCTTCTTGAATCTTTCCTAGGTCCAATCTTATATTTAAAACTTGATCATCAAAAATATGACTATTGACATAGTTGCTAGGAATAACATCTATACAGCTAGATTTATTTTTATTTATTAATTTTGTTTTAAAATTTATATTTTGTAAAAAAGTTTTTTTGCCTCCTGTTTTAGATTGATGCAGCAGCTTTAAGCAGGAAATTGCAACCCTCTCCGCTTTGATCTTGTCTATAGATTGGTCTGGATCAGATACAGACATGCAAGGTTTGACGTCCCAATCTGGCTCTAGATCTATTTTATTCTTTTTGCTAGACCAAAAAGCAGTTGTTATTGATGGGTATATATTACCATAAAGATTCACTATAGGCACATCTTGACTGCTGGCATATTGAGTTATAGCATTATCAACAGAAATTAAAAGTTTAGCCTTAGATACTATGTATGCATTTTTCCTAAAACTCAATCCTGGGTAAGAATAATCAGACCTATCTGTAATATTACTTTCAGAACCTATAACAACAACTTTTAAATCTTGTTTATTTAGGTCGGTTCTTATTAAATCTACAACAAGAGAATAATAGTTATAACACTTTGAATCTACGTCTTGTTCGTTGTATATTACTATATAATTTTCTGGTATTACTGGATAAAAATGTTTGTTTACCACAACCGAGGAAGGTTTTACTTCTAGATTTTTTGAGTATTCTGTTAATATATGTGACATTTTTTTATTTTCCGTTATGTATGTAGCATGGAACTTTCTGAGTAGTAGTAGATGGATAATAAGCAGCTTCGAAGAAGCCTTCGTGCTTACTAAAGCCTTCCATAGACATTGGGTTGTCTAAAGCAGCTGCATATTGAAGACATCTATATACATAAGGATTATCTTCAATGTACTCAAAGTATTCTGGCTTTGTAAAAACATAAATGTTGTGGCCTTTATGTTTCTTTTGTAGGTTTTTTATCAATGAGTTTATAAGCAAAACGTCTGTTGCTGCTTCAGGGATGATAATAGCAACTCTTTTACCTTTATCATCTTTAGATAGGAAATCTTCAAATACATTTGTAGTTTTTGAGTTTTGTTTTTTAGCTACATGTATAAAATGATGATAAAGATTGTTTTGGTTTATCTCTTGTTTGCTGAGTTTTGCCAGCCATGTTTTATATCCATCGTTATAATGATCTACATCATCATTAAGTATGTTTTTGTATAAATCTATAATAAAATCCTCGTTAGATAGATTTTGAGGCATTTTATACATTTCATTGTAGTGATTGTTTTTAATGTCTACGTCATCTCCTAAATAAGGAGTAGAGTCAATTATATCTTCCAGTTTTTTGCCGATAACTTCTATTGAAAAATTGTCTATAACCCATTGCCTTGACTTTTTACCAGTAAGGTTTCGTTCTTCTTTCGACATGTTAAAAACCGTGTCCAGCATTTGGTTTATGCTGTCAGCGTCTGTAGAAGCTTTTATAAACTGAGTTCCTGGTTCTCTGTATTCATGCCAACTAAGCGGCAAACCACCGCTCTCTTCACTACAACTATCTTCTCCACAAGAATAGTCTGTAACCAATGTAATAAGTTCTGTGAGTTTTGCTTCTTGAACTGGAATTTCTTGACCACCACTAGTAAAAGGGTGACAATATACATCCATTAAATTATAAACTTCGTTTAATTGCTCTTCCGAAACTCCGTTTTTTACATTTGTAGTGTTAAAATCATCACTTCCACATGATTCACATTTTTGATTTTGACCTGTAAAAGTTTTAACTTTGTAAGAATTACAAGAAGGGCAAAAATAAGTAGTTAAAATATCGGACCTGTTTATTTTTTTTTCCTCAAGAAGTCTAAGTATATCCCAACCTTCGCCCCAGTGAGTATGTAGAAGCAACTTAGCTTTGTTGCAAGTTTTTTTAAACATTTTAAACCCATCAAGTAAATTCGGAACAGACTTTCTTAGCTGATTTCTAAATACAAAGCCAACTACAAAATCATCTTTATTTACGTCATGATAAGATCTTAAGATGTTTCTTTTTTCATCATCTAATCTAAAAAAATGATCTGTATCAAGAGAACCTCTTAATGTTTTAATGTGATCATAACCTAGTTCTTTAAAGGCTTTTTCAGCGAAGCTAGACCAGACATAATAATCTTTTATTTTAGGTGCGTATTCAACAGCTTGAGGTAAAATGGGGAGACTGTCAAGAGTAGTCCAAACCATGCACTTTATCTTATTCCACCAAGGTTTATGATGGTAGTTCGTGAAACCCCAAATGTCTTCAACCCCAATATATATATCTGGCTTTACTTCATTTACTATTTCATCTATCAAAAGACTTCCATATCCAGCTTCTTTTTTGCTAGCTTCATCTAAAGAGTGGTAGTTTTCAGGTATCGTTCCGTAACACTTCCAAGGTAAATAGCTTAAACTTGGATCGTTGTGCAATTTCATGTTTGCGGCCTCGAAAACTTCGTATTTGCCGCTTTTATAAAGATATTTTAAAATGTTTTTTTGGTTTTTCCCGAAACCAGTAAAAGCTTTGCAGAAATTAGAATGGATAAGTATTCTTTTTTTTCTCATTTTTTATTTTTTGTTCGCTTCTATTCTATAGGAGAAAATTTTATCTAAAGCGTGTTTAAAAAATTGGCACATTAGGTAAGCCTCAGACATCTCAACTCCCATACCAAATTTATTTGAAGAGTTTCTTGTCACAGTATAAGAAAAGGCGTCTTCTCCGCTTTTTTTCTTATAAGGACTAAACATGATAGATGTAGAATTGTCGTCAAAAGTGTGATAAGCACTAAACTTTTCATACTTTTCTACAGCATATATAAATCCACTAATTTCTATTTCATTGAATTTAACAGATAGTGATTTTTCTGGATTTTTATGATTGCCAGAAAAAGATCCAGTTTTTTTACTAGAATCCCAGGAGTACTGTTTCACAGCGGTCATATATACACAAGGCTCATAGTTTTTCCCTTGAGTCCCCATGCGAAAGCCAAAAGCACAACCTGTGCTTTGCGAGTTAGGTTTATAAAAGTTAATCATACCTATTATGATAGGCGAATCATGATACTTTTCTACTTAAATATTTAAAACATCCAATGTTACTACTTCAAAGTCAGAATCTGCAGTTTTTTCACCACCAATTGTTTTAACCCCAATTCCATAAGAGCCTAAAACATCAATGTCTTTATATTTAATATTAATACATTCAGAATTTTTATATTGTTTTGTTTTACCATTAGGTTTCAAAACATAACAAAAATATTTAGAAAATTCGTCTACATAAGACCATGAAATATCAATATAAAGATCACCGTTTTCGTTTTTATTGAGAGAAGCATTAACTTTCGGTTTGTTAGCTTTTTTTTCTTCAGTTAATCTGTCTGGAACTACAATGTCATTTGGAGGAGAAGACACATCAACTTGGTTGGATATAATAGGTTCAGATAATATATCTGATATAATGTTTCTATATTCAGGAATAATATCAAATTTTTCCAGCCAATAAAAAGATTTTGAAAATGACTCTATTAAATCTAATACTGTAGATTCTCTTTTACTTAAAAACACGCAAGTCTCAATTATATAAGAGTGCATTATATCAGTGTAAAACATACATACTGCAACCTTCATACATTTTTCAAAATCTTTTTCAACTATAGCAATATCTATTTTTGTAGCTAGGGAATAATGGTATAAGATAAAATCTACATCGTTTTGTTTAAATCCAGAGTTCAAGGCAAAAAAAGCAACATCAAATAGCTTGTTGCTTTTGAAGGTTTTGCTGCAGTTTATAAACTTAAACCATCCATCTCTAAAGATTATATCTTCCTTAGACAAAGAACCATGGCATACTGAATTGCCTTTAAAAACATCTTCTTCGTAATTTTTTTGACAAAAGTCTTTCAAGGAAGAAAAAACACTTTTAACATCTTTTAATCCATAGTTAACCTCTATTGACTCTTTTATAAATTTAGAAAATTTATATGGAGATCTATCTTTAAAGAAAGAGTTGTAATGCTTCTTGAAAGATGTCTTACATTTTAAACCAGAAAAAGCTAAAAATGTAAAAATGAAGCTTACCACATTTTCAAAAATGATATATCT